GAAAGATAATAATACTCACGATGACTGGCACGAAGGTTGGAATGGAGTTTCTGCTGGAATGTGGGAAACTAAAGAGTGGTCAGATTATCTAAGCAATAATGGATTTGCAAAAGAAGCAGCTAAGGTATCTAAAAGCGAAAATGTGAATGTCTTGGATTTCTTTTAGTGTGTTCAGTAATTGGTGCTTTGATTCGGAATCCCACATCAAAAGATTTTGAATCTATTCGTAAAGTATTTCTTGAGTCAAAGATTCGAGGGATGCATGCTACGGGTATGTCTATTCTTTATAATGGTAAGATTCAAACATTCAAAGAGTCAGTTCCTGCTGACAAATTTGTTCATTTAGATAATTTAGAGGAGATGATTAATGATGACGGTAATCTATACCTTATTGGTCACTGTAGATATTCTACTAGCGATTTATTGTATAATCAGCCGATAGCAAATGAGAAACACTCTATTGTTCACAATGGAGTTATCACTCAAGAGCTAACAGAGAACTGGTATAAGTTGTTCGATCACAAATGCGAAACTAAGAATGATTCTGAATTAGTATTACATTCGGATTCGCCTCTTGAAGAATACGATGATGCCTCGATGGCAGTTTGTGAACTCACTGTCGATAAGAAACTTCTTGCATATCGTAATGGTAAGCGTCCATTATATTTGACTACTCTATTGAATGGAGTTATAATTACCTCTACTGCGGATATTCCTAAGCGTGCGGGTATTACAATGCCGATAATGGAAGTTCCGATGAATACATATCTCACATTCGATGAGTATACTACTGTGAGTTTAAAAATAATCCATACCACACATAAAGACTTACAGAAAGTAGATTATGAAACCCTATCCTACTGATAAATTCACATATGGTATGGAAATAGAGTGGGGTGATATTCCTCGCTCCTTTTCAATTCCAGAACATCTTGGCACTTGGGAATATTCAGAACGAGATATTATTAATCTAAGAGAGCCATATCAATATGTCTGCGCAGATCCACTTGGGATTTCTCCTCCGGTTGGTGGAGAAATTAATACTAAGCCGACTAGAACTTGGGAAGAACAAGTAGATAGATATTTTGAACTTTATAAAATATTCATTGATAATGGCACGCAACCTACAATTGGTGCTACTGCTCATACTCATATCCATTGTAGGATTCCTAATCTACGTGATGATATCGATGCACTGAAACGTCTGACCAAATACATTAAAGATAATCAACACTATACTATCAATCATGTATATGGATACTTTGAAAATAGTCAAATGAAGAATGTCAAAGGATCTAAGATGTATTTGAAGTTAGATGGTGGTCGTCCATTACCAGATTATATGTCAGACAATATCATAAATCTAGCAACAGATTTTTCTTCATTCGTTAAGATGCATGCTGCTGGTAAAGATGGTGTGTCAATAGGTCGCCCATTTCGCTACGCTATTAACATGTATGCACTAAAGCATATAGATACAGTAGAGTTTAGATTGTTTCGCGGAACACTGGACAGAACTCAAGTTGAATCTTGCTTTAGATTTGTTCGAGACTTTCTTGATGCTGCGTTGAATGATGGTAGAAATGTTTTTGAATTGATTTCAAACAATAATTATAATTTTCCTCCAATGATCTGGGATTACAATCAGTTCATTGGTTGGAAAAAAACTAAACATCCCGAAGGTCGGGGAAAAAAAGTAAGAACATATGTTGAAGTTGTCTAAGTGCTCACGTGCTGAGTTTATTTCAGCAATAAGCACTGACAAAAAAGATAATTTTGCCAAGACGTTTGTTTCTAAAGCAGATATGCAAGATCAATGGAAATTTTGCATTGGTGTATATGATAATGATGAATTGACTGCTGCAATTATCACATCAATATCAAAGAATAAACCGCATGTTGCTAATCTTCAGCTCTTGCACACTTTTGCTAAGCATAGAGGTAAAGGCTCTGCTAGAATATTATGCGAGGATTCGCTTAAGCGTGTCAGAGCATGCGGGGCAACGTATTTCAGGGTATCTTCTGAGAAGAGTGCTGTAGGATTTTATGAGCGCCTTGGATTCAAATTTTGGGGAGCACAAAAGAGTGGCACTCAGTTGTCAATGTTTAGAATACGGGGAGATACTTTCTTAGAGGGCGAATACGATCTTTCAGACATTATCATCTATAAAGCAGTCAATCGAAAAGGCAAAGGAGGATGCACAATTCTCTATGATCTAGCAAAAGCGCAAAATCGGAACAAAATAAATAATTTTTTATGCATATTTTTCACTTTACTTTTACTGTGAAATATGATATAATATATGTTGGATAACTTGGAAATGAAATCATATTATGAAACATACTGATCGTTTTTATCTTTACGCTTGGCTAAACAAAAATCCACATACTGTTAACATGGGAAAGAAAGTCTCTAAAAAAGGTACATACGTTTCTTCATCATCTTCTATGAAATTTTGGAATGATTTTGGAGGAAATAAATTAGAACAGTTTTGTATTTTTGAATCTGATGATGAAGCAGTTGTCAGTGCTGCTGAGTGGTGGGGATTAGATTATGGTATGAAAGTCTTGGGTAAAGATAAGTTCTATAACAAGGTTAATAATGCTCACAAGGGCAATCAGTCTCTTGTAACCATCGAAATAAAAAATAAAATTGTTGATTTCTATAGTCGTAAACTCAACCCAGAAACTGATAGATATAAATTTAATGTTGGTAAGAATATTATAGATCGAGTAGAAAATGGCTACTATCCAGTTATTCAATATCCTGTTTATAAACTCATAGAACTACAAAGAAATCAAGCAAGAGCAATTGAGCAAAACGTAGTTCTTGAACAAGAAATTGTAACAGCATATAAAACTGATCCCAAACAAGTATTGCGGGATGTAACACCAGCAACATTAATTAGACGTAAAGATGGCACTCTTGAATTGGTAAATGGTCATACTCGTATAGGCGCAGCATCCAAATGTAGAGGATGGAATGAGATGCCTGTTTGTATCGTTGACGAATTTGAATTTGGTGATACTGAATTGGATATTGCTTCAAATGTGCTTGTTGCAGGAAGTTATGCTAATCGTCGCAGCCCTATTATTACCGCTGAAAATTCAGACGATGATCTGCAATTTCAAATGCAGAATTATTTGGTGCTACATAAAATTGATATCAAACATAAAACTGCAAGAGAATATATTAGAGATTTGTTAACTGGTGTCTTTGCTGAAAGTGCTGGTTCTAAGAGTAAAGCATCTGGCGCAGTTACTAGTCTTTATAAACAATTTGATAAAGAACAAAATGAGTTATCTATCTCAAAGAATATGATAGTATATAGTGACTCTGACTTGAAAAATTACTGTTTTCAAAAATATGAGAGTAAAGGTATATCTGCTATTCACTCAACAATGACTAGTATGAAATTTTTCTTCCCAATTGGATTTACTTTTAATCACGCTCATGCAAATAATTTACCTGATCAGCTTGCTATTGTTCTTCATTGTAGATCCAAAGACGAATATGTAACTGCTCAGAGTTCAAATAGAGTTGCTGATATGCAACAAGTAATTGATCATTATAAATTACCAATCATTATCGATGTATTACCATCATTTGATGAATAATGGATTACAGAAAATCGGAGAATAATAGAGAAGCGTTCATCCGTTGGTATGCATGGTCATTAAAGTATGATGACTGTGACCCAGCTGTTTGGTGCACGAACTATCTCAATAAGCGATACGAGCACAATGATGAACAGCGTCTTTGGTTTGCATGGCTCTATGGCAACACATATCAACTCCCAACTGCATGGGTTTTGATGAACGAATTTCCCGATTACGAATTGGCAACGGTTGATAGAATTACGCAGTGGAATACAATAAATTATAAGCGATTGCGATATCAAACTGATACAAAATGGAACAAGGGACATCTCCCTGCTATGTTTGCTTCTTATCAGAAATTCATTGATAACAAATCTCAACGAGAAAGAATGGAAGGTTTTTATGGAGACAATGAAGAAGCAAACTTTGATAACCTGTGGGCGAGCGTTAAGTGTGGGATGCATAAGTTTGGTCGCTATTCCACTTGGTTTTATCTTCAGCATCTTAAGCATACCGCTGGTATTCGCATCAGCCCTACTAGTCTCATGCTGGATGATTTTAGCGGCTCTCGTTCTCATCGTAATGGATTACTTTGCGCCCTCGGCAAACATGACGATATGGATAGAAAACTCACTGCTGGAGAGTATCAAACTCTTGAGCACGAAGCCCGATCTATTATCACAGAAACCAAAGATAGATTTCCAGATTTGAAATTGCAAATAGATTTCTTTACAATGGAAACATGTTTGTGTTCCTTCAAGAAAATCTTTAGAGCACATCATGGACGCTATCTAGGTTATTATCTAGATCGTCAGGCTGAGGAGATAGTTAAAGCAGAGCGTGATGGTTGGTATGGTATTGATTGGAATGTGCTCTGGCAATCTCGCAATGAGACTATTGATTTACGCTTAGATCATAAGCGAGGAATTGATAAAGAAAAGTTTCCTGCATTTATAAATTCGGGTAAAATAGAAAACTTGGATTGGATGTTTGATGATGAACAACGCGTTTTAATTGGACTGGAAAGATTCTAATGAAAAAAATTATTGCTCTTGGTGGTGAGCCTGCAACTGGCAAGACAACATTGATGTGGAGAATAATTGATAGTGCTACAGATTGGCAGAAGATTGAGCCAAAGAAAACTCTTTCGGCTATTCGTTCTGAATCTCTCGATCTAACGATACTGGGCAAGTATGATCGCTCTGAGCAATTCGCTGGCACAGATCGTCTATCAATGAGCGTTCAACCAGCAGCCACTGAATTCATTAAAGAAGCCACAGGAAATATTTTATTTGAGGGAGATAGATTATTCAATAGAAAATTCATTGACGCTATCATATCATGTGATTGTTCGTTCTCTCTGATCTATATCGAAGCGAGTCGCGATGAGCTACACAATCGCCATGTTGATCGAAAAGATACACAGACAGAAACGTTCCTTAAGAGTAGGCAAACCAAGTATAGCAATATCGTAAGGAGTTTAGATCTCATGGATATCATTCATACATTCAAGAATGATAATATGGATCAGCAGACAATTATTTACGATTTTATAAGAGCAAATATATTTAATAAATAGCATTATGAAAACA